TCGACCCCCTCGATGGTCTTCGCGTGGCTGACTCGATACCACGTTCCGGTGGACGCCTGAACCATCCCGAAGATTTCCACGACCACGTCGAGCCCCGTGATTCCGTGCGGGTTGCTTGCGGAACTGTTGACCGGCCACACCTCGATCTCGACGGTCTTCTCGTAGATCACGGTCTCACCGTCCAGCCACGTCAGACCAGTATCCTTCTCGAGAATGGTGGGCGAAACCCCGCCGCCGCCTCCGCCGCCAAGCTCTGACTGTTGCAGCACGTCGACTTCGACGTCGTCAGCGTCCTCGACCTGATTTGCTCGGGCCGTTATCAGAATGGGACGTTTGAATTTCTGCACACCCATTTTAGGCTGTTTTCGTGTAAAGAACGGTGACGTAAGCTTCGGTCGGTGGTCCGGCTCCGGCCCAATTGGAGATCGATTTCATCATGATATTCGTCTGATCGAAGCCGATCCCGATGGTGTTATCCGTTACAGTTGTCGTCCACGACTCACCGAACAGGATCCGAACTCCATCGGATGCCTTGAACGTCCCGGAAGCGTGGATCACCACGCCAAGATTCACGATCCCATGCGCCAGATTCGCCGTGCCGTTGTTCGGCCACTGAGTGATCGCGATGGTCTTCTGGTAGACGATCGTGGTTCCGTCGATCCACTTCCGGCCCGTATCCTGCTCGTCGGTGCTGTAGTCGACCCCGCCGGCGCCAAGCTCTGACTGTTGCAGCACGTCGATCTCGACGTCGTCAGCATCATCGACCTGATTTGCTCTGGCCGTTATCAGAACGGGACGCTTGAATTTCTGCACACCCATGATGGTGGGGGTCGCTCCAGTTGGATTCTCAAATTGATAGGGTCTCAATATACCCATGTATCATCTTGAGAGTCAAACAAGATCCTGAGAAAAGTCTCAGGCTGCGACGATTTGTATCGGAGTGAGACCGCCGGTGAGCAGTTCAAGCGATACAATCCGGGTGCCAAGGGTGCATCGGCACTGGATGATCTCGTTCGCCGGCGCTCGGGGATCTCCTGGGAAGCGGAGGATCACGCCGGCGCCGCTGATGAAGGGATTCCCGAAGAGCCGAAGCTGGCCGTGCATGGTCTTGTGGGTACCACGCACGCGCTCATCCCTGGCCGTGTTCCATCGCTGCTCGAGGTTGTTCGGGTCCAGCAAGCCCTCACCGATCGCCTGGACGAACATCGCATTGCCGCCCTCATGCACGGCCCGAAGCGCTTGCGTCCGTCCAATAACAGTTGCACGGTGGTGAATCCACCGGTCGCGGTACCGGTCGACCATCTTGTCGATCTGTGCGGCGGTGAGCGGAGCACCACCGGCCGCCGCCCGACGCACAACCGAATCGAAGCGTCTGTCCCGCAACTCCCGGGTGAGCGAAGACGCGCCGCCTTCCTCGAGAGCCCGGCGGTAGTTCTCGACGTACTGCACCTGTCTCGCAGTGAGACCGATCGATTCACGGAACGTCCTGGCGAGTTCCTTCGGGTTCTCCCCACGTCGGATCCCGTGGACGAGCGCGAGATTGGTCGCTTCCTGTTGCTGGAGAGTGAACCCGGAAATGACGTCCATCCGCTGCGCTCGCATCGCGCGAACTGCCCACTCGTTCGTCTGGTCGAAATCGATGATGATCGTGCCGAGTTCACGGTTGAGTTGCTTGGCCACGTCCTGAGCAGCATCGATGAAGGCGTGGTTGGCGGCCGACCCGACCGAGCCAACGGACGAGATCACGCTGGCGAAGGCTTCCTCTATCCGGCCGGTGCTGATCAGTTCGGAGACGAGATCGAGATCGATGGACACACGCGCGGCGACCACCATGGCGATGAATGCGTCACGGATCACTGGCTCGTTTCGGTCGAGCGCGTTCTCGAGTTCGATCCAGTCGGATGCCACGTCTACAGCCGCCTTACCTGCATCGTGTAGGTTGCCGCATCCGGGTCACGATCGATCTTCTCGATCGAGTAGGTACTCCCCTCGATCGTGACTTGGTCTGCGGTGGTTGGCGCCGTGGCGCCCCCGTTGATCGTATCGCCGATCAGGACGACGATCTTCGTGCCGTCGGCAGCAAGCGTTCCACCGACGTTCCTCTTGCGCTGCGAGTCAATGAAGCCCTTGCAAGCATGGCTGACCGAGGTAGGAATGGTCCCGCCAGTCGGCTGCGTCGGGCTTCGTGTTCCTGCGGTGTAGACGATCAGCGTCGCGTCGAGCACTGCCGGCCCGATGTTGGCCTTGATCAGTCCAGCGATATCGACGCCGAAGAGGTTGTTACCCATGGTTACGGTCCAAGCTCAAATCGTTGGTTTGCAGTCGACCACCGAATCGTATCGCCGTTGTCTGGGTTACCCTCCAGAACATCCGAAAGCGAGAGGAGACGCGGAATGATGATGGGTGAGACAATGATAACGCCATCGTCCCCGCTCTGGAAGAGAACGTACCCGACGAAGACCGTGAAGTCTGGAGCGATGGGTCGGGTGGACGTGAGGCCACCGGCGACCGTCGAAGACAGGTAGAGAAGCGTGCCCGCGATCCAGTCTATTGTGCGCACGCTACGCACGAGCCCGACGGTCGTGACGTACCCGCTGGCGTTTTTCACGATCGCTTCAGTGGTCATACCAACCACACCGGTCGTGATAATCGAGTCGGCCTTAGCGGGCGCAATCTTCGGGCGGCTGCCCTGTGCACCGATAACGTAGATCGGTGTGCCGTTCGGGATGTCATCGCCGGTCTTGTTCACGACCTTGACCACATGCTCTTGACCAACCTGGAGTACCACGTTGCCGCCGGGCAACCCGTACTCCAACGTGCCATCCTCCGCATTCCACTGGAGTCGGCCCTCCAGTACCCCGTCAAGAAAAGTGGTGCGAAGATCGACGTGGTCCGTGTTCACCTGAGCCGCTTCAATGGCCGGAGTGAGAACCGGCCGCCGGATCTTTTCAACTCCCATTCTTGATCACCACGAACCCCTTCTTGTCGTCCTCGGTCGTGCACGCGGCCACCGAGTACTGGCTCGTCACGTCTTCGGCCTCATCCTCCGGGCCGTCCTTGTAGAAGACCTTGAACCGGTCTTCTACTTCACCGTCATCCTGCTCGATATCATACAGCGTGATAATGAGCATTTTACGCGAATCCTTCCGATCTCTGGTAGTCGGCTTCGTCGAATGCGCTGTCGCAATCGTCCCCCGTCCCTTCAGCCACGGCGATCGAGGAAGCGCCCGTGTAGCACTTCACGTAGTCGTGCGCGACCTGCGGCAACCGGTGGTCTTGCGCCTGTCCGATGGTCGGTGTGAAGAACTCGACCTTGGCCGAGCCGGCGGCGGCAGACTTGACGTTCGATCCGGTGCCGGCGGAAGCCGCGGCGGCGTTGTCCACGAGGATCGCGCCGGAGAGCCACGCTTGCGCTTTGAAGATGTCGTCCGGGGTGGTCCCGTCCGCGACGGCCACCGCATTGCATGACGCCCCGTCGCGCGGCCACTTCCGCGGCTGGCCGGCGACCGTCTTCGTCCCGCTCGGGTTCGTCCCGCGATCCAGCCAGTCGGCCGCGCCGGCGACCGCCTTCAACCGATCATCGCTCGAGGCCGCCGCCCACGCGGTCGCTTCCGGCCCGAGCCGGCCGTTGAAGAACGTCGTGGTGTTGGCGACCGCTTCGGTGAGCGCAAGCGCGTAGACCGAGAAGTCGTCCGCCCCGATCGTGATCGTATCGACTACGGCCATGTTACCTGTACTCCTGCCAGTTGATTGCTGCGGCACAGACCGAAGTCCCGAAGTCGGTCACAGAAATTGTAACCGTTGTGGGATTCAGCCCGTCGATATCAAGCGTTATCGGGAAGCGTCCGGCGATGCCGGCGACTGCATCATCCTTGCTCTGCACCGAAGCCGGCACGTAGAACGAGAGCACCTTGACACCACCGGTGAACGACGTCGCCACTTCATCGAACTCTATGCCAGAATCCGCATGCGCGGAAGCCCACGAAGCGGCGGTGAGCGTCGTGTTGACCCACACCTCAACCAGTGCCAGCCCCGAGCCGGTGTTGACAACACGGATGCCCCGCAAGAGCGTTGTGATCCGATTGGTGAGGCCAGCGAAAGTTGCCTTCGGCCGAATGGACAGTAGCGGGTCCGCGACGCCTGCCGCTCTTGCATCTCCGGAGTTCACCGAGAACGGGAAACCGGTTGCTTCGTCCGCCCCGCCTTCCGACATGACGGCAGCACAGATCGCGTGCGCGTCGAACTCCTCATCAGCCGAGATCGCCCCCGTCGCCTCGATCTCGGTCCGAATCGGCAACTGGCCCGTGCTCATGTAGACCGTCGGGCGCACGTTGGCGTTCAAGAACTCGTGAGCGTACGTGATCACACCGTCAATCACGAAGCCCACGCGCACGCGGCCGACGCCGAGCCACTGGAGATCGATCACGAGAATCTGCGTCTTGTCAATGGCCAGTTCGCTGAAGGTGTCCAAGTTCCAGTCTGCTTGCGCAATGCGCGTGTCGACCACGGATCCCGTCGCCTTCGACCGAAGAACAAGCCACACGTCGCCGTCGATCTCTTCGAGGAAGATCCCGTTGTCCCCGTCGAAGTAGCCCGCGCGCCGGCGCACGTTCGGATCCGGGGCTCCCAGGACGCCCGTCAAGAGAACGAGTTGCGACTTGCCGGGCTGATAGCGGTGGTACTGCCGAGTCTGCCGGAGCACCTTGTCACCCTCGACCAGAACACTCATCTTCACCGCGGCTTCGTTCGGGACGTGAACGCTCGTGGCGGCGCCGGTGAGTTGCTCGTCCCACAAGAGCGGCTGCTTGTCGTATACAAGCATGCTCTCGAAAATGGCCGTCGGGTTGGAGACGCGGAGACGGTCGAAGGCGTCAAGGTTCGCACCGTCTCCGATCGCCACGCAAAGATTACCTCCCTTCGTCACGCACGCAACATGGTCCGAGTTGCTTGCTGGATCTCCGTAGATTCTCGTGCTGCGCCTACTCACCAGGGTCACCGGGGCCACGTGGCGCGTTCGGCTGGCTGCCGGTGGGCTTTTCGGCCACCGTTCTCGACGGGGTGGGCTGCGGTAGCGCGGCGTCTTCGTCCACCTCCGGCGCGTGGGACAGCCCGGCCAGTGCGCGGACTTCGTTGACGGCCGGATCGTTCGGCATGAGCGGTGCGCCGGCGGTGGCCATGTCGCGGAGGATCTGCGCGATCTTGGCGATGTCCTGGTGCTGCACCTTGTCGGGACGGAAGGTCGGCATGAGGCTCTCGTCCCAAGCGTTCATCTCGAAGAGCGGACCAAGGAAGTCGTCAGAGAAGATCGCCACCAGTTCGGTGATCGATGCGTCGACCATCTTTCCGAACGCCTCGGTCTTGTCCTTCGAGAGAGCGAACGACCCGGAGGAGTCACTGCCCAAGAGAAGATGCTCGACGCCGAGAACTCTCGCCATCTCGCGGTTGAGCCGCTCGATCGCCTTGGCGATCGCCTCGTGCGGTCCGCCAGATCCGGAGAGCAGTTCGATATCCCACTGCTTACTGTTGGTCGCCGGCTGTTGGTTCTCGCCACTTGCGCGGTAGGGTGCGGAATCGAGGAAGAGAGAGGTTTCCTTCCCCTTGAGCGCGCGCTTGATCCACTTCTCGATCGGCGCGCGGAGCGCGGCGGCTTGCTCACTCGTGAGTTGGCCGTTCTTGACCA